AAGGCAAAAGCCTCTCAAAGGCTGAAGCCTTCAAAGAAATAAGAACTTATTTAGAAGAACAAATAAGTTTATCTCAACGAAAGGTGCTAGATGAATCTACGTTTGATAAACCTGCTTGGTCTGAATACCAAGCTTATCAACTAGGCTTTCAGAAAGCCTTTTCTAAACTATATAATCTTATTCCTGACCAAGGAGAAATTAAATGAGTGAAGAACAAGTAACACAAGAGCAATCTGTTGAGTCAAATACCCAAGAGACTCAGCAACAAGATACCCAAGCTAAACTATTTGAGATTCCGACAGAAGCTCAAGACTTAGTAGGTGAAGGTAAGAAGTATTCTAGTGCAGAAGAAGCGTTAAGATCTGTACCTCATGCTCAACAGCATATCAAAACCCTAGAGGAAGAGATGGCACAGTTGAAAGAGGAACTTACTAAACGTAAAACTACACAAGAACTTCTAGATGAAATAAAGTCTGGAGTCAAACCTGCAGAGAACACCACTCAAGAGGGGAAACTGAACCAAGATACTATTATGGAGTTAGTTAATAATACTCTTAAGCAAAACGAACAGAAGAAAACTGCACAAACGAATGCTTCTCAGGTAGCTAGTAAGTTTACTGAAAAGTATGGATCCAATGCTGAAGCTGTTTATACAAGTTTAGCTAAAGATTTAAATCTTACTCCACAAAAATTAAACGAGCTTGCTGCAACATCTCCTAATTTAGTGTTAAGATTAGCTGATCTAGAGCCTAATGTACAGACTAATGTACCTAAGTCTTCAGGATCTGTTAATACAGAAGCACTATCTGCTAACAAACCTAATGCAGAAGTATCTGCTAGAGTTCCTAAGGGAGCTTCAACAAAGGATTTAGTTAGTGCATGGAAAGCTGCAGGCACTAAAGTTAAACAATAATCTATAAGGAGGGCTAATAATGGCTCAAAATACTACAAATACTAATGCGTTCATTGAATCGCAACAGTATTCACAGTTTATCCTTGAAAATTTACACGACTATCTACTACCAGAAGGTATGTGGAGAGATGTAACAGACTTCGGTTCAGGCACAACTCTTAACATTAAAACAGTAGGTTCTGTAACAATTCAAGATGCAGCTGAGGATACACCTTTAAACTTCTCACCTATCGACACAGGTACAATTAACTTAACAATTACTGACTATGTTGGTGATGCTTGGAAAGTTACTGATGACCTACGTGAAGATGGTTCTCAAATCGACACATTAATGGCGATGAGAGCTATGGAATCTACACGTGCTCTTGGTGAAAACCACGAAACTAAATTCTTAAACGTAGCTAACGCAGCTCAAACTGCAGCAGGTTTAAACTTAGTTAATGGTAGACCACATAGATGGGTTGGTTCTGCAGCTTCTAATGCACGTACACTTACATTAAATGACTTTATTTCTATGAAATTAGCATTTGATAAAGCTAACGTACCTGCAGGTGGACGTATTGCTATCGTTGATCCAGTTGTTGAAGCTACATTAAACAGCTTACAAAACTTAGTTAACGTATCTAACAACCCAATGTTTGAAGGTATGGTAACAGAAGGCTTTGCTAGAGACCACAAATTTGTACGTAACATCTTTGGTTTCGATGTATACACTTCTAACTTCTTACCATCATTAACAGCTACAGAAGCTATCAATGCTTCAGGCTATGGCTTGACTTCTGAAACTGCTGCTGTTGGTGATAAAGCAAACATCTTTATGTGTGTGGCTGACGATACATGTAAGCCAATTATGCACGCATGGAGAAGAGCTCCTCAAACAGAAGGTTGGAGAGACAACGAAGAACGTGCTGATAAGTTCCAAGTAACTTCACGCTTCGGTCTAGGTGCTCAACGTGTTGATACATTGGGTGTAATTTTAACTCATCCATCTAACTACTAAGGAGACTATTATGGGTTATGAAAATAATACAGGTCTAGGAGTAGTTAATCACTATGGTCCTAGAGAGACTGATGCCAAGTATGGTGGTCAGGCTAAATCAACAGGTAAAGTTAAACGTGCTGAGTGGACTTTCACTTATGACGATTTACCTACAGCAGCTTCTAATAACTTAGGTTATCAGATCCCTGCTAATGCAACTATTGTTTCTGCTACGTTCATTGCTGATGCAGCATGGACTACAGGTACAGCACTTAATGTTGGCTTATATAAAGCTGATGGCTCTGGTGTTGTTGATGCAGATGCTTTTGATGCAATCGCAAATCCTGCAAAAGGTGATGTTGTTGTTGGTGATGGTGCTTTAGTTGGAGCTTCTATTGGCTCTGTAGCAGCAGAACTACAAGTAACAGACACTGCAAGCGACTACGATGGTGGTAAAGCAACAGTTATTGTTGAATACTACACAGAAGTTTAATAGGATAGGGGGCTTCGGTCCCCACCTATTTTTATTAGGATAAACAAATGACAGTACAACACAACGCAATTACAGACCCAG